AACGATGCGCTATTCGGACACATTTATGATTTTAACATAAGCAACAATTACGATGCTAACACTTCTAACATTGATGTCAATTTTAACCCTAATAAGAAAGCGGAGGCGCGAGTAATAGCTGACGGGGTGGAGGTTATGGCTGGAGTTGTTCAGCTTCGTAAGATAATCCAAAAGGGACACGCCTACACTTACGAGGTGGTGTTTATTGGTAAGTTGCTCAACATCTTCTCGGTGCTTGGGGACAAAGAACTAAATGGCTTAGACGATAACGGATTTCCTTATATTGACTTTAGCGACCTAGACCACAATTGGGATTTTGGAAGAGTAACTTCCAGTTGGACTAACACGTCAGGATATGTTTATCCGATGCTTGATTATGGAGTAAACGAACCGTTCACTGTTCAAGGTATTAATGCGTGGAGACTAGAACAATTTAGACCAGCTTTGTTTTTATACGATATACTGGATAGGATATTTAGCTTCTCTGAATTTTCTTACAGTAGTTCATTCTTAGACTCGGCATTCTTTAAAAAGTTAATTATTCCGTTTACAAACGAGGGCTTTGTTGTTAGTGACTCCGAGATAGCCCGAAGAGAAACATCTGCAAGTGTTCAAACTACAATAGATGCCAACTCCGAGTTCTACCCAAATTACCCAGTATTCGGTAGCTATCAAGACTCGTGGAGGGTTGAGTTTTCCCAATTGGTCGACCCGTTTAACAATTGGTCTAATGTCAATGATGAATATACAGTCCCTCAAGATGGTTACTATGTTTTCAATTCTCAGCTAACGTGGCAAACAGAAAGGATAGCCAACGAACCGTTTCCAGTTATTCCCGTTGCTCCTCTTAATAATATTTATTGGGTTAGGGTAAGGTTCAAGAGATATCAAGCGGCAACTGGGCAAATATCAATGGTATCAGATGTTCAGCATTGGATTCAAGGAGACGGAACTTACACTATCGGAGCAACACACACAGAGACATTTGCTTACTTTCTACCTTCAATCCAATTAGACATAGGAGATAAGATATATATGGAGGTATATGCTTATTCCGTTAATGCGGTTCAATATCAAACCAACATAACGGGAGGCTTTATCCAAGCTGCAACCGATGCAGATGCCGGGCAGATTACTCAAGGTCAAACCATTCCAATGAACGCGCTAGTTCCAAGTATAGGAATGACTGATTTATTACTTTCTGTTATTAAGATGTTCAATTTATATATTGAGGTAGACCCGAACAACGAAAGAAATCTTCTTATTGAAACAAGAGACGACTTTTATGCGGCTGGAAAAACTCAAGATTGGACGTATAAATTAGCAAGGGACAAGGATATAATACTTGAACCAACAAGCGTACTTGTAGACAAGAGATATGAGTACACGTATAAATCAGACGAAGATTACGACAACTCAAAATACGAAGGTAAATACGGAAGAGTTTACGGTGATGTAAGAGTTGAAGTTGATAACGACTTTACGCAATCAGATAAAAAGCTAGAGATTGAGTTTAGCCCGACCGTATTAGTAAATGATAGGGATAGCAATCGAATCATTGGAAGGATATACGCAGAGGACATTCAAGAGGGCATAGAGCAGACCGAGCACAATATTAGAGTTCTTTATTGGGGTGGCTTATTACCTAGTTCTCCGCAATGGGTTTTCAGGTATCAGCAACAACAAGGGCAAAACCAACCATCAATAGCAATTGACACGCTGCAAGATTTCTATCCCTATGCTGGACATTGGGACAACCCATTGACACCGAGCCTTGATATAAACTTCGGAATAACTAGGGAACTTAGATACTCTGCTAATTCATATACTGGAGCGTTGCAAGTAACCAATGCCAACCTATTTAACTTATATCACAGAAATTATTTTCTTGAGATAACCGATAAGGATAGCAAGGTTATGAAGGCACAGTTCTATCTTGAACCAACCGACATAAATAAGCTAGACTTCCGAGACCAAATTGTAATAGACAACGCTTACTGGAGGCTTAACAAAATAATGAATTACAACCCGTTTAACGAGAGTTTAACAAAGGTTGAGTTGATTAACATAAAAGAACCCGTAAGGTTTAGCGAAACACATTCAGAACTTGGTAAAAATGGTGTTATTGAGGACGGTCTTAATAAGGTTAAATTACCTAATGTTAAACAGTTAAAACGCTCAAGTAATATTTTCCCCGATTTTGCTGGTTCTGTTCAAGGTCGCAACAATAGAGTAGGGGAAGGTTCTGTTAAGTTTATAATTCAAGGGGACAATAACGTAGTCGGAGGAGGCACTAAAAACGTAACCATCTTTGGAAATGACAACGAGGTAGATGCTGGGCTTCACAACGTCCAGTTAATAAATAGTAACGGAGTTCACATTCAAGAAAGCAATACCGTTTATGTGAATGGAAAACCTCAAGACAACTTAGAGGTATTAGACGGAGGGGAGGACACGGTAAGGTCTTTATACGGAGGCACAAACATCTTCACGGTTGACGGTGGTAAGGATATAGTTCAGACACAATTTAGCGATAGTGCTATTTATACAATAGAAGGAGGACAAGACTAATGGCAACACAAGACTCACGAATTAAAATAAAGCGGTCAACGGTAAACTCTACCGTTCCAACCGTACCAAGTTCAAGCGACCACACGGACGGCACTTGGATAGCTACGGACATTTACAAAGGCGAACTCTTTTACAACCAAGCGGACGGAGTTCTTTGGACACGAGGAGACTCAGGTATTGAGTGCATTCAAGGTACTGCAAAACTCACCATTGCAACGGCTGACGTTTTAACTTTGAACACTACACCGATTGAGATAGTTGCTGCACCGGGTGCTGGTTATGCCATCGAGGTAATAAGCGCATCAATGAAAATGGTTTACAATTCGGCTACATACGCCACAAACACGGCACTATCTTTAGTTACAAGTACTGCTAATTTGTTCCAATTTCAAACAGAAATAGCACAGACTGCAAACTGCTTTTCAAAGTTTGAAAGCGAAGATGCTGCACCCGATGGCGTTCAATTTGTAGATAATCAAGCACTAACCGTAACCGTAGAAAGTGGCGACCCAACGGCTGGAGATAGTGACATAACTGTTTACGTTACTTACCGAATTATAACGCTATAAGATGGCTACAAAGGTTGCGATAGAGGTAGACGTTAAAGTAGAAGGTGCTGACAAGAATCTAGGAAAGGTCAAGACCGAACTTAAAGGCGTTGAGAAACAAGCAAAGAAATCTACCGACCAAATTAAAGGGGGGTTTGATGCGGCTACAAAACAAGCATCTGCCTTACCCGGACCAGTAGGACGAGCGGCTGGAGCGTTTCAGTCTATGGTCGGAGGGATAAAAAAAGGGATTGTTGCGCTCAAAACTTTACGAGGTGCTTTAATAGCGACTGGTATTGGTGCTTTGGTTGTTGTGGTTGGTTCTTTAATAGCTTACTTCACGGAAACGGAACGAGGAGCGCAAAAACTTAGAATTGCAATGGCGGCAGTTGGTGCGGCTATTGGAGTAGTTAAGGACGTAATGGTCGGACTTGGAGAGTCGTTTGTTCAGTTTTTCAAAGGTGATTTTTCGGGGGCGGTTGATACTCTAAAAAATAGTTTTACTGGATTAGGTGACGAGATTAAAAAGGACGTAGAGGCGGCAATTGCTTTAGAAAGAGCAATGAACAAAGTGAAGGTTCAAGAACGAGAACTTGCAGTCGAAAGAGCAAAGACCCTAAAGGTTGTTGCGGAGGCAAGACTTGCGGCAGAAGACGAAACAAAATCCGCAGAAGAAAGGGTCGCAAAACTAAAAGAGGCGGCTGCACTTGAGGGTGATTTGGCTACAAGAGAACTTGCAAACGAAGAGGAGAAACTTCGTATAATGCAAGAACAAGCGAAGTTAAACGAATCAGACGAGGCAACGCTTCAGGCGGTTGCTGACCAAGAGGCAAAGGTTGCACAAGTCCAACTCTCTTCTTTGAACCTTAACAGAAGATTAAAGACCGAACTTAATAGCCTTGAACGAGAGATTGAAACGGAAAGGCAAAAAAGAGCAACGGACGAACAAAAACGACTTGAGGACGCAAACAAAAAAGAACTTGAAATACTTGAACAACTTAAAGAGTCAAGAATTGCTTTAATTCAAGATGAAGAGGAAAAGAAGGTCGCAGAGGCTCAACTAGCACTTGAAAATAAGTTAGCGCAAATTGAAGGCGATTCTATTGCTGAAGTTGAGTTACGCAAGAACATTGAAGCAATAGCCGACCAAGAAATAGGCGACATAAGGCAAGAGTTTAGAGACAAAGAACTTGCCGCACTTGAAGAACAAGCGAAGAAAAAAAAGGAACTTGAAGATAAGGCGGTTGCCGATGTAAAGAAAGGGGAAGAGGATAAGAAGAAATTAAGAATGGACGGTCTTAATGCTGCTGGTTCTGTTCTTGGAGCAATTGACCAACTTGTTACGGCAAGTGGCAACAACTCAAAAGAGGCGGTCGCGTTACAGAAAACTCTTGCAGTTGCTCAAATTGCTATTGACACGGCAAAGGCTATAGCTGGTGCGATTGCTCAGGCTCAGACCGTAGGTTTTCCGGGTAACATTGCCGCCATTGCTACGGGAGTTGCGGCAGTTATTGCTGGTATTGCTTCGGCAGTAACAACTCTAAATAGTGCGAACGTTGGAGGGGCAAGTGCACCAGCACCACCAGCACCACAAACCGTAAGTGCTCCATCAATACAACAAGCTACTTCAGGAACGACAGAACTAGCGGGGGCAGACCAAGCGCAACTCGCACCAATTCAGGCGTTTGTCGTAGAGACAGAAGTAACTGGAAATCAGAATAACGTAAACCAAATAGAATCACAAGCAAATTTCGGATAATGGAAAAATTACCAGTAATATACCTTACAATTGATGACGACCACGATACGGGTCTAGATGCAATCTCATTAGTTGACCGTCCAGCCATAGAGCGTAACTGGATGGCGTTCAATAAAAAACAAAAGTTTGCTCTAAACGAAGAGAAGAGAATCGTTAGCGGAATTTGTATGACAGCCGACTATCCAATTTACCGAAAGGACGAGGACGAACGGGAGTATTATGTAGTATTTGATGCTGACTCAATTAGGAAGATAGCTTACAAGTTTATGCAAGAAGGCAAGACAAACGCAACCAACTTAGACCACGAGACAGAAGTCGATGGCGTGTTTATGTTTGAGTCTTTTTTAATTGACGATACAAAGCCAACTCCTAAAGGTTTCGACAAAGCACCTAACGGCTCTTGGTTCGTTAGTTACAAAGTTGATAACGATGATGTTTGGGCGCAAGTAAAGGACGGCACGTTTAACGGCTTCAGCGTTGAGGGCGTGTTCAGCGAGTCCCGACAAATGGACGTTGACAAAATGATAATTGAAGAGATTGAGAAGGCTCTTCGTTCCTAAGTGGCACAATCCAAAAGAATTGCTATTTACATAAAAAGCAACCTATGAACATTTCAAAACTAGTGGGGGAAAGACTTCCCGAAATCAAAAAACTATTGTTCAGCGAAACAACCGAAGAGGCTTTCGTTGATGCTAAGTTAATCGATGGAACAATTATTCGTTACGAGTCTTTAGAAATCGGAGCGGCTTTGTCAGTAGTTGGCGAAGATGGCGAGATTGTTGCCGCACCTGACGGACAACACGAACTAGAAAGCGGTGAGGTAGTAAGAACTGAAGAAGGCGTTATCGTTGAAGTTCTTGAGCCTGAAGCTGAAGAGGTTGAAGAAGAAGCAAAAGACGAAGAAAAAGAAGAGGAGATGAGCGCAGAAGTTCCAGCGTTTGATGCAGATGCTTTCAAGTTGGACATTATGAACTCGGTAGCTACTCTTATTCAATCTGAAGTTGAGAAGTTCGCCAAGAATGACAAGGTAAGCGACATTGAAAAAGCGGTTAGTCTTATGACAGACATCGTTGAAAAGATGGCGGCTACTCCAAAGGAAGAACCTTCTAAGAAAGTTGCTAATCCTTTTAATAAAGGAACTGACTACTCAGAACTTGCGGCTAAGATTAGCGCAGTAATGAAAGAATCAAAAAAATAAACTTATAAACTTATAAAACTTTAAAAAATGGCTTTAGATTTAACCGGGCTAACCGCCTATATTGACGAGCAAAACTTCCCGATGGTGACGAAGAGTCTTATCGGAGGAAGAACGGCTTCTATGCTTACACCTCAAATCGGAGTGAAAGGCAAGACAAAAATCAACCTACTTGATGTTGACGTTGTTATGCAAGATGGCTCAGGATGTGCTTGGAATGCTTCAGGTGATGTTGACTTGACTCAACGTGAAATTGATGCAAAGCTAGTAAAAATCAACTTGGAATTTTGTCCAAAAGATTTGAACGCTTATTATTGGAGAACACAGATGCCATCGGGAACGCACCAAGAGGCTTTGCCTTTCGAGGAGCAGTTCGCTAACTACCTTGTTGAGAAAGTTCAAGACGAGATAGAGAAGGTAATTTGGGGCGGTAACTTTGGAGCGGCTGGTAACTTAGGAATGTTTGACGGACTTCTTATCCCAACGGCTTCTTTTACTGATTGCAATGCGGCAACGGGTTCTTTCCCAACACCGCTTACTACTGGTTTGAGCATCTCAAACATCTTAGAAGCAATTGAAAGAATCTACGTTGAAACTCCAAGCGCGGCAGTCGCTCAGTCAGATTTTAAAATCTTTATGGGAACTGATAAATTCAGAACTCTTGCAGCGGCTTTAATGAACGGTAACGGTCTTTCTTCAGCTGGTGGTCAACTTAATAACTACACCTCAGACTTCGACCCACTAAGATTAATCTTTCCGGGAACAAACATTGAAGTAGTTGGAGTTGGTGGTCTTGAAGGCTTCAATGCGGCTTACGGAATGTCAATGGCTAACGCTTTCTTGGGAGTAGATTTATCTTCTGACTCTGAAGCTGGAGGCATCGAAGCGTGGTACTCAAAAGACGACAGAAAATATCGTGTTGCAATAGAGTTCACAATGGGAACGCAATTCGCTTACCCTGACCAAGTTGGTAAAGTAGCAATTTAATTTAACGGGGCGGCTTCGGTCGCCCCTTCACTCTAAAAGAAAAACAAAATGGCATATACTTCTTGTGCATTAACTACGGGTTTCGACCTTGACTGCCGCGATGCAGTTGGCGGAGTGAAGAGCGTTAGATTGGCAAGTCTTGAAGACTACACGGCAATGGTTGCAACGGTTGCATCGGGAGCAATTACGGGGTGGACGACTGCGGCACTTGAGTTCTTTAAATACGACCAACTTAAAGAAACGTCTTCTTTAACGGAAACGATAAACGGTTCTTCACAAAATGGAACTGTTTACTTCACGCCTGAGGTTACTCTTGTACTATCTAAATTGGACGTTACTAAGCGAAACGAAATCAAGGTACTTGCTCAACAAAGACTAGTGGCTATCGTTGAAGGCAATGACGGCTCTTATTGGGTTGCTGGTTACGACAACGGTCTTGAATTGAACACTGGCACTTCAGCAACGGGAACGGCATTTGCTGACCTTAGCGGCTACAGTTTAACGCTTTCGGGAATGGAAAAAGAACCGATGCTTTCAATTGCTCAAGCAGAAGTTGATTTAGTAACAAGTACCGTACAAGCATAATTTAACTATCTTTACACTCTCTTTCGGGAGTTCTTTTCTTAGTTCTGTTTTGAGACCCTTGCCATTCGGTGAGGGTTTCTTTTTTTACAGATGGCACAAAAACAACATTTTGCTATTTACATAAAAAGACACTAATGGCTTCAACAGTAACTGCAGCAACTGCAACCGTTCAAATAGTAGAATCTCTAACGCTGGCGGGAGTTGACCGTTCAGGCGCTCACACTCGCACAATTTCAAACGTGGCAGAGGCAGACCGTAGGGTTATGACGGTGGCGCATTCAGGAGAGATTGACTTAATCGAATTGAACTCAGCTAACGGAAGAGGGAAGTTCGTACGGTCTGCAATTCGTTACATTAGAATCACAAACCTTGACGATACTAACTTTATCCGGGTAAGGTTCAAGAAGAGCGGAGCAGAAACGGCAGACGTTAAAGTTGATGCTGGTGCTACCTTTATGCTTTCTACTGGTTCAATGGATGTTGATGCAACCGCAAGTGCGTTTAGTGCATTTGTTGACATTGACGACATTAGCGCACAAGCTGACACGGCAGACGTAGACGTTGAATTTGTTGTCTTTGCAGTTTGATTAATATAGAACGAAATAGCCCGAACGAGATAGCGTTAACCTTGAAAGAAAGGGGGACGGCTACTTACTACTTGTTCAAATTCCAAAGCGATAACACCGAAGCGGTGAAGTATTGCATTGCAACTGACTCTAGTGCTTTCCCGAATAGATACAATAGGTTTACGATAACAGAACAAACAAGCCCCGACAACTTAAACGCTCAAGTAGAAATGACCACCGAAGGACAATGGCGTTACTATGTTTACGCTAACGTCTCAAGTTCTAACCTAGACCCTACGGGATTGGTTGAATTAGAAAGCGGCATTGTAAAGGTTACGGGAACAACCACACCAGTTACAAGCTACTCAGGCGGTAACTCTAATTATGTAGTGTATGGCTCTTAAAGTTTTAAATTTCGGTACTCAGAAAGTGCCAACATTCAAGGAGGCAAGGGGCAAAGATTGGATTCTATTCGGAGACGAAGGCGAATACAAGAACCGTTACCCGGAATACTTGCTTGACCTTTACAGAAGGAGCGCAAAGAACCACGCTATAATCAACTCTAAAAAGGATTATGTAGTTGGTCAAGGTTGGGCGGTTAACGCTGAAGGATTGGACACGTTAGGACTTGCTAGACTGCAAGAGTTCATCAATCACCCGAACCAATACGAGTCTTTAAACGACATCTTAGAGAAGGTCGCACTTGATTACGAACTATATAACGGATTCGCTTTAGAGATAGTTTACAACCAACTAAACGACAAGATAGCCGCAGTCTATCACGCTGACTTTGCTCGGTATCGAAGCAATGATGACGGCTCTTGTTACTATTATTCAGAAGATTGGAGCAAACATAACCCGGTAGTTGAGAAGATAGAAGCATTTGACTGGAAGAATCCAAGCGGAAAACAACTACTTTACGTTAAAGGTTACTCACCTGACTGCAAATACTACCCACTACCGACCTATCTTGGCTCTACTTCTTACATTGAGTTAGACGTTGAGATTGCTAATTTCCATTTGAACGCAGTTAAAAATAACTTTGTAGGCGGCACGATTGTTTCATTCTACAACGGAGAACCAACGGCTGAGGAGCAAGAAGAAATTGAGCGACAAATCAAGGACAAGTTTACTGGAACTGATAACGCTAATTCGATAGTGTTAAACTTTGCAGACTCACGAGATAGAGGAGTTGAGATTCAGCAACTAAACGGAAACGACTTCGACAAGCGTTTCGATATTCTAAACAAGACCGTTCAACGTGAAATCTACGCTGGACACCAAGTAACCGACCCAGCTTTATTCGGTATTAAGGAGGACGGAATCTTCACTTCAAGAAATCAATTAGTTGATTCGTTTGAGTTGTTCCAAAACACCTATATAAACAACCGTCAACAGTTTATCGAAAGGGTGTTTAACGAACTGGCTTCTTTACAAGGTCTTTCTAACCGTTTATATATCCAAGATACCGAACCGATAAGCGTACAGTTCTCAGAGTCAACCGTTACTTCGGTAATGACTCAAGAAGAGATTCGCGAGAAGGTTGGACTTCCAAAACTTGAGAAACCACTAGAAGCGGCTAAGACTTCAAAAGACGAGGATGACTTACTTGTAGAACACTTCAAGAATTGCGGCTCAACAGATTACGAAGCGGTTGGAAACGGCAAGGCTTTGAACTTTGAAAGCGAAACCTCCGCAAGTCTACACGAGGAACTTAACCGAAAGTATTGGTTCGCAGAAGTTAACCCGATTGACACGGCTATCTTAAACATCTTAAAAGAGAATCCAGCTACTCCATTCTTAGCAATTGCAGAGCAGTTACAACTTTCAATCGAGAGGGTTATGGCTGGGCTTCAGGTGCTTAATGAATCGAACGCTATTGTGTTGGAGATTGGCGAAGTGCTAGACTCAAGCCAACGAGTCGTTAACATCACCAAAGAAGGCGAACGATTACTAGAAGAAATTCCACCAGTTGAGGAGGAGTTTGTGATTCGATACACTTACGAGAAAAGACCCGAAGCAACGGGCGGTGCTATCATTGACACAACAAGACAATTCTGCCGCGACTTAGTAAACGAAACTCAATCGGGCAAAAGTTGGCAATTGGATGAAATACAAAACATCGGAGTAAGTCAAAACCGAAATGTATGGATGCGAGGCGGTGGCTTTTGGGGCAAGAGTTACCATTGTAGACATTACTGGGAGCAGAAACTAATGAAGGTTAAAAAGTAAGATGGCTAACGTATTATTTATATCCGAAACTTTCCTTAAAGACAATACTCTTTTACACGAGAATATTGACTTTAAATACCTTCGTCCAGTTGTTCTAATGTGCCAAGACATTCACATTCAGCACAAGATTGGAACTACTTTATACGATGAACTCAAAGCACAGATAACCGCTTCAAGTTTAACAACGGCTAACGAAACTTTACTAGAAGATTATATCCAACCTTCTTTATTGTATTGGGTACAAGCTGAAGCACCAACCGCCATCTCTTACAAGTTCCTTAACAAAGGACTACACCAACAATCAAGTGAGAATAGTTCTAACGCTTCTCTTGATGAGATTAACTTCATTCAGCATAAGTACCGAGACAAAGCCGAATGGTACACGGAAAGACTGGTTAATTTTTTACTAGAAAACAGTACCGATTACCCGGCTTACGCCAACCCGAATAGCGGACTTGACACAATTCAACCCGACACTAGAACGTACACGACTGGAATGTTCTTAGGGAACAGAAGACGAAACATAAGTTTAGAAGATAAATATGAGCGTAAACGTAAATATTAAAAATTTAGAGAAGCTAAAGAAATATGTACACGCTCAACGAAATACTAACCCTAATCGAAAACGAGGCGACTGCACACCTTCAGGTGCAACAGTACGGTCACGGGGACGTTTGGGAAATCAACCCGAAGGAACTTGACTACCTTGTTCTTTGGGCGATTGAGGAGAGCGTTGTATTAAGCGAAAGGACTTTGACTTATAACATTCGACTCTTAGCAATGGACAGAGTCTTACCGGGAGAAGAGAACGAGCAAGAAGTAATGAGCGACACGATACAAGTTCTTTTAGACTTCGTTGCTTACTTCAGACAGTTGCATACAACCGATTTAAGCATACAACCGAGCGTTACACTTGAACCATTTACCGAACGCTTTGACGACAAGGTAAGCGGACACGCTTGTGTGCTTTCAATTACCCAACCATACGACTATAACAAGTGCCAAATACCAACATAAAAAATGACTGATTCACAAAAACTATTAGGCGGACGAGGGTGCAAAGTTCTCGGTGTTGCCGCTCACACTTCACTAACTGGCTACGCTTTTATTGCTCAAGAGGACACCGTTGTAACCGTTTTCACGGTGGGAACGACTGACTCGTTAGCGGCTTACGGACTAAGCACTCCATTGAAAGCTGGAGCGTATATCGTTGTGCCAAGTGGTGAGGCTATTACTGCTATAACTTTGACAAGCGGAAGCGTTATCGTTTATAACCAATGATAGGCAGTTCTAAAATAGGACTTCGACCAATTCGCGGAGGAGGAGGAGGTGCTGCGCCTAACCCCGATTTTGTTTCAACTTGGGACACTACTCAAGCTGGTTCTGCAAGTGATACTATCGTTCTTCCGATGGCGGCTGGAAATACCGTTGATTGGGGCGATGGAACGGTAAACACATCAAACACTCATACCTATGCGGCTGGCGGCACTTATACGGTGACTATTATCGGGTCTGTTACGGGGTTTAGATTTAACTACGGTGGTGATAAATTAAAAATTATAGAGGTTGTTAATTGTGGGGGCTTAGTTATTGATAACACATCAATGTTTTTTGGAACATCCAATTTAGATACATGGTCAGCAACAGATGCACCAACGATAACAACTACATCTTTATTTATGATGTTTCGTAATTCAGGTGACATTACACCTGACTGGTCAAATTGGGACGTTAGTGGGGTTACTAATATGGTTGCGTTTCTTAGAAGTGGTGGTGCAGGAAGTAATCCAAACCCTAATATTTCCGCTTGGGTAACTACTTCATTAACCAACGCTAAAGAGTTTGCTATAAATAACACTAATTTTAATCAAAATCTAAATGGTTGGTCTTTTGGTTTAGTTACTAATGTGACTAGAATGTTTAATAATGCAGACGCATATGACCAACCTATGGGTGATTGGGATATTACATCAGTTACGACTGGTTTTAATACATTTATGCTTTCATCAACAGGGCTGTCTCCAGCGAATTACGGAACAACATTAATAGGATGGGCGGCACAACTGCCTATACCCTATTCGGGCATCGTTCACATGGGAGGTAGCACTTACGATTCGGGAGATGCTGCCGTTGTAGCGGCAAGAAATGCAATCATAAGTAGTGTAGGTGGAATAACAGACGGTGGAGCAGCTTAAAATAAAAGACAATGAACGAAATTATATACCCTGAAGTAAGAACATACTACATCTGCTTCGATGACGAACGAACAGAAGTTAAATCATACGGTTGGGTCGAGCCAAACCAAGTCTTTGAAACCATTTGGATTTTTGACGAATTTACAGATGAGGAGCAATGGGCTGCCGAGTTATTAGAATGGGGCATCATACCCGAAATTGACGAGCAAGGAAACCTAGTTTTATAATGGATGCAATTTTAGAGGCGTTAGCGAGTTACGGAATAGCTGGGATATTCTTGGCGGTGTTGGTTTATTACCTTAATAAGTTAACCGACATTCACCGAGATGAGCGAAAGGAATGGCAAGAGGCGAATGATAAGCACGTTGATAAATTTGCCGATGTAATAGCCGATAACACTAAGGCACTTGTGGAGATGAAAGGCGAACTAAAAGAGAATCGTTGCAAAATGTAAAGTGGTGCGCTTGGCGACCCGTAGAATGTAAGTGTATAAATGGAAACTGCAAAGAAGATACCAAGACCAAACGCGGCAAAGATAGCCGCAGAGGTAATAAAAGAGTTTGAAGGCTACTCCTCAGAACCTTACTTGTGCCCAGCTAACATTCCAACTATCGGCTACGGAAATACAATGTATGCAAACGGTGAACGGGTTACAATGGACGACTCAGATATAACCAAGAAAGAAGCTGAGAAGATGCTACTGGACACTATTAAGTCGGTCGAGAAGCAAGTTAAAAACGTGGTGGAGGTCAAACTCCCAGCGCACAAATTAGCGGCTCTCATTTCCTTTACTTATAATGTAGGAATCGGCAACTTCTCGAAGTCTACCTTATTAGCTTGGTTAAATTCAAACCCTAACTATTCAGAAATACCGAGCCAGTTCAGGCGTTGGAACAAAGGCGGTGGTCGGGTTCTTAAAGGATTAGTTCGCAGACGAGAAGCTGAAGTCGAGATTTGGGAGGGAACATCGCAATACATCTAATAAAGGCATACACGCCTTATCTTTTAGCTTTCTTACTGGGCGTTATAATTGCGTCCAAAGGTTGCGGAGAACCTGAAGTAGTTACAACCGTAATAGAGAAACCAGTCCCGACTATTAAATACGTTGATAGATGGCGCACCGATACCGTTAGGTTTGTCTCTAAGAAAGTAATAACACGAAGGGACACTATCTACCAAGACAGAATAGTTATTCGCTTAGATACAATGTTATTGATAGATACTTTTAAGATAGTGGAAACGTGGCTTACCGAAGTAGCTAATTACGACACGACTCTAAACGACATTAGACTAACTTGGAGCAACTATCAGAACAGAACCGAGAACCTGAAGGTAGAATTACGGAAGAAACCTTTGGGCTGGGCGTTAGGTGTTCACGGATTGGTCGGACTTCAGAGTGATTTTGTCGAAAATTACAAGCCTTTATTCGGTGTTGGTTTACAAGCAACCATAAAAAGAACTTACTTTAGCGCAAACTACGGCTACAATGGTCAGCACTTTATCGGTGTTGGCGTAGGTCGAAACCTTATAAGTAAATGATTTACGATACTAATCCAATTACAAGGGAAGCAATCGACAAGCTGCTCCAAAAGAACGCCTCAAACCAAGCTAATTTGGGTACTGAATCCACCGATTTGGAACGCTTTGAAGCAAAAGTAAAGTGGGCGGAGTTACATCGCAAAATTAGAACTCTTGACCCTGAGTTTGCTGAAATGGTGCAGCCTCAATGAGCGACTTTCGACCCCGAATAAAGGGGCAAATGCTGGATGCTTGGAATAACCTAACCCGAAAGGAGCGTAGGATATTAGTAATAGGTGACCTCCACGAGCCGTTTTGTTTAGACGGCTACCTTGACTTCTGCAAAGACACGTACCGAAAACACAACTGCAACCAAGTTATCTTTATTGGTGATTGCATCGACTCTCATTATTCGAGTTTCCACGAGACAGACCCGGACGGTTTAGGCGGAGGGCAAGAATTGGAACTTGCAATACAAAGACTTCAAAGATGGGTGGAGGCGTTTCCAGTTGCTGACGTAACTATCGGAAACCACGACCGTATAATATCAAGAAAGGCTTTCTCAGGTGGTATTCCGAAGGCTTGGATAAAGTCCTTTAACGAAGTCTTGAACGCTCCAACGTGGCGATTTGTTGACCGGGTGGCTTACGATGGTGTTCAGTATGTTCACGGGGAAGCTGGAACGGCTAGAACGAAATGTCGGGCAGATATGCAAAGCACGGTGCAAGGACACCTTCACACGCAATGCTATTCAGAATGGTACGTTGGACAGAACTTTAAGGTATTCGGTACTCAGGTCGGATGCGGAATTGACTTCGATAAATACGCTTTCGCTTACGCCAAACGTGGCAAGAAACCAGCTATCGGTTGTGCCGTTGTGATAGGTGGCAAAACTGTAATTAACGAACTAATGGAGTTATGATAATATTTCTTTTAACCGTTTCCGTTTGTCTCCTTTTACTGGTTTTTGGTATGCTTATATACATAGGCTATAAGGTAAGCGAGTTGGAACGAACGCAAGACGTTATCTTTGATGCCGCAGTCAGCGCAGAGGAGCGAAACCGTGAGATTGAGTTAAACCAAGAGGCTATTTTAAACGCCTATTCTCGACAAAATTAAGTTCAAAAAAAAAAATAATTGAAAAAACTTGCATTGGTATGGTGATTATTCAAAAGAATATATATATTTGTCAAAGAATTAACCGCTTAAAATAAAGCAATTATGAAAAACGAAAGACTAAACCACATCGAAACTGTTAAACTTCCATTCTTGATTAACGCTTATAAGGAATGTCAAGACCCTAAAATGAAGATGTATTATTTCGACCAAGCCGCCAAGTACGGTGAGATTGCAATGAAGATTAAAAACAACATAGAGGACTAACCAAACGGGGCAACCATAAGAACGCCCCACTTTAATAACAGAACGATGCACAACTTAGTATTTCAAAACAGACTATTACTTGATAACTCTATCCCGGCTTTCGTAAGGAAAACCGCTAACCGAGCCTTAACCTATTTGCAATCTTCCGAGAGTGTAACAATCCGGGTAGAGCCTTTTGCATTTTGGCAGTTGGTAAGATACTCAAAAGCCGAGCCTATCAAGTCGGGGCTTTATACTTTTATCCGCATTTATGACGACCAGCAAAATGCGGTTGACATTCAGACTTTAAATTAGTATTTTTAATAAACATCAAAAACAGAACGATGAACGAAACGCAGAAAGAGAGACTAACCAGTCTCGCAAAAGAAAACGGTCTAACGAAAGACCACTTCTTTAAAAGTCCTCAAGGCTTTGTAATTATAACCCGACAAGGCATTGAGCGCATACAAGCGCATAAGTGCATAAGAGTAACTTACGAAGTTGTCAGCTTATCGGAAGACTTGAAACACGTAGTAATCAAAGCAACTGGCGAGATGAGCAACACCAAAGGTTTGCCGATACAAATGGAAACATTCGGAGAGTCTGCACCTGACAACACGCGGCAAAAATATCCCGTTGCAATGGCGGAGAAACGAGCCTTGAGCAGAGTGGTTCTAAAACTTAGCGGCTTGTACGAAGTTGGAGTATTTGGCGAAGATGAGTCGGACGATTTTAAAAGAGCGTAACGATGGAATGGATAAGAATAAAAGGAGGCAAAGCACCAGCACCTTTCGAGGAGGTATTACTTTGTGTTGATGGTTTTGATGTTGCGATACAAGGTTACTATAATGATTTATCTGAAAGTTTCTTCACAAGTTCAGAAGTTATGTGCGCTGAAGTAGATGGTCATGATATGAAACGAAACAATCACATACCTTACTATGTAACGCATTGGATGCCTTTACCCGAACTACCCAAAGAACGATAAGATGGACATTTTTGAATCAATTAGCGACACTCAGCAAAGGACTGAGGAATGGCACAAGCAACGAATGGGGAAGTTTACCGCTTCCCGATTCGGGGAACTAATGACGAACGCCCGAAAGAAAGACGAAGTTCTAGGAGCAACCGCAGTAAGCTATATATACGAAAAAGCGGCAGAACTCTTGACGGAAGAGCGCAAGGAAATCTTCGGAGCGGCATTAGATTGGGGAACAGAAAACGAACCAATCTGCAAGGCTTACTTTGAAGAGACTACTGGGTTAACAATTGAAGAGATGCCTTTCGTACCTATCAACGATTACTCAGGTGCTTCTCCTGACGGAATGGTCAACGGGGAACTGATTGAAATCAAATGTCCGTACAACACCAGCAACCACCTCAAGACTGCCTTTGAAGGTTACATTGACCCTAAGTATATGTGGCAAATGCAAGGTCAGATGTTAGCAACTGGAGCGTTAGCTTGTAGGTTTGTTAGCTTCGACCCACGCATTAAAGATGAACGCTTTAAACTGATTGAGATTAGAGTAGAGCAAGACCTTGAAATGCAAGAGCAACTTCGGGAGAGACTGGAGTTTGCAAATCATTACCTTCGTAACTTAATAAACCCAAAATAATGGAAAACAAAGTAGTATTTATAGACGGTTTGAACGTCTTTACACCGAACGAGAAAGCACCTGACTTCGTTAAAGCGAGTCTTGTGATTAACCCAACCAAGTTAATCGCTTGGCTAAAGGAAAACGACCAGTACCTTACTGAAGGTAAAGAAGGTCTTGAGTTAAGAACTCAGATTAAGGAGAGTAAGCAAAACAAACTTTACGCTTCCGTTGATACCTTCAAACCTAAACCACAAGCTGAAGCGGCTACCGT